GTATATTTTAGTGGTTTTCATAGTACCACCCATCTCTGTCCGCTAGGTACTGTAACTGTCGCACCTGAGTTAATCGTAATCGGTCCTACCGAGAAGCCGTTTTTGTTAGTCGTTAGCGTATAACTAGAAGTAATTGTGACATTATTTTCGTAGATAACTCCATTAGCCTGCGCTCCGCTAATTCCGCCCCAGGCTCCAGCTTGATACCCCTCAAATCCTGATTCATCAGAGTTATATCGAATCATACCGTTGACTGGACTGCCTGAGCGTTGAGCGGTCGTTCCTGCGGGGAGCTTAACTTGTCCTGTGCCACTAAAAGTAGCGTCCGCTGCCGAGCTAATTGCTCCTGTAAAGGCTGAGGTTCCTGTAACGGCAAGGTTTCCACCTACCGTAGAATTGCCTGTAGTCTGCATGGTGACTGAGGCATTTAGAACTTCTACTACGTTTGTCCCGTTGTTATAAACAAACATCGACTTACCAGCGGGGACGGCTATGCCTGTGCCTGACGTGTTTTTAACCGTAACTGCGTCTGCTAACCCATTGTTAATTAAGTACAGTTTCTCGATTTGACAGCCTGAGCCAAGAATTAACTGTCTGGCTCCGCCTGATGTTCCCGTGAGGTTTAAACGCAGATTGCGGGCAGTTTGGGCTGCGTTTGTGTCGGTTAGGGTGACTGTAACGTCTGCACTTGAAAAAGCTACATCTGCTGATCCCGTAATGGCTTCCTGAAACGCAACAGAAAAGTTGTTATTGGTCGTAGTTCCCCACGTACCAGTCTGGTCACCCGTACCAATTAGCTCGATTTTTAGGTCACTATATGTCGATGCCATATTATCCTTATGCCGCTATTTCTACCCAGTTTGGGCTTTGTGTGTCAATAATATCAGTCCAAGTGGAGGTTTGTCCATCATTGATAGATACCCAATTAGGTGTCTGACTGTCATTTATTGTGATCCAGAAAGACACCGTTCCAACCTGTCCTACCGCTTGCACTCCCACTACACTAACGCTAACACTAGCGTTTACAACAACCGATCCAACAAATCCTGTAGCTTGTAGTCCCGTCACATTTACTGGGATCACTACATCGCCAATTGCTCCAGTCGCAGATACGCCTGTCACATTGACTGTTGCACTTTGAATAACAACAACCGTGCCGACTTCTCCAGCCCCAGAAACGCCCGTTACGGTTACGCTTGATCCTGCCTCTACCGTAACACTTCCAACGCTTCCTGTCGCTGTTAAACCCGTTACAGGGACATTAGCTGTACCATTAACTGCTACACTTCCTACCGCTATCGTTCCTGCTACACCTACTACACTAACATCTGCACCAGCCTGTACGGTGACAGACCCTACCGATCCTGTGGCTTGAAGCCCTGTTACGGGAACATTTGCTGCACCACTTACAGTCACCGACCCTACAGAGACTGTTCCTGCTACACCCGTTACATCTACGACTGCCGTGCCGTTTACAGTGACGGATCCAACTTGCCCAGACCCATAAACTCCCGTTACAGCGACATCTGCACCTGCTTGTACTAAGACACTACCAACTGATCCTGTTGCTTGTAAACCCGTTACGGGGACATTAGCCGCACCGCTAACCGTTACACTGCCTAACTGCCCTGTGCCAGAAACCCCTACAACGTTTACTACGGCTGTGCCAGTAACAACTACTGAACCAACGCTTCCTGTAGCACTTAGTCCTGTAACTGAGACATTTGCCCCAGCCTGAACTGTTACTGAGCCTACCTGACCTGTACCAGAAACTCCTGTTACATTTACAACCGCACTACCCGTAACCGCTATGCTACCTACTTGCCCCGTCCCCGCAACTCCCGTAAGGCTGACAGAAACGCTAACCGACCCAAGATCTGAAAACGGTGCGCCCGAAAACGGGAAAAAGCCAAACATTTAAAGCACCACCCAACGGCTCCCAGACGGAACCGTTATTGTCACTCCACTTGATATAACCACAGGACCTACCGAACTAGCTGAATACCCAGACGGAATGGAGAATGTTGTTCCTATAGTCATGTTATTCATCATTAAACCGTTAGACGCAGCAAACTGAGCCTCAAATGCTGTATCTGTAGCATCTCCATATACCGCTTTAGGAGCTGGGTAATCGCAAAATACATTCTTTGTTCCAGCGGAAAAGTTTACTTTTGAACCACCAGCACTTGAAGATAGAACCGTATCTCGGCTTAATGTCGTTCCGCTAGATGTGTATGTTCCAAGCCCCACCTCCCATTCAGTACCGCCTTGGAGAACGATGGTGTAATAGGTCGTATTCCCATTCCCAATAGAGGAAAAGGTTTGAAATCCTGTAACAGCACCAGCAAGAGTAAACGTCCCTGTACCTGTTGTGGTCGAGGTTTCGTTAACTCTGTCTCTAACGACAAGAGGCATTTTTAGCCCCTTACGCTATGCGGATAATGGCGTTACTTGCGTCTGCCGTTGGGAAAACAATCGTAAACGTACCAGCCGTGGAGGTTTTAGCACCACCAAAATCTAGTACGCAAACGGTTGGGTTTGTAAGCCCTAATCCTGATGTTGGGGTGGTGTTATAAATCAATGCACCATATGCAGTAATAGTTGCAGAGGTAAACGATAAATCTGCAAAATCTGTAAACGCTGTAGTTCCAGAAGTTGTTGGGGTTACGTTTGTTAACGTACCGCCACCAGCTGAGTATGTACCAGAGTTGGCTACTTCGTTAGTTGCTGTATATGTAGTCGTAGCAGCCGTAAAGGATGCACTATTGTCATACATAGCCAATTTGAAAGTATCGCCAGTAGATGCCGTAAAATCGTGAGCAGCTTGCAAAATCTGTTGTTTGAAGCTGGTACACATAAAGTTTCCAGTAAATGCCATTTTTGACTCCTATTCGTCTAAAAGTTTAATTAATTCAGGATGACCAGCTTCCCGTAGCTTATGAGCTAGTGTTACACGATCAAATTTTACCGCTTCATTCATATAAAAGACTAGAACTTCCCGAATATGATTCCTAAAAGCAATGGCTTGCTCCCGAACCAAGGGATGAGACTGATCCCCTACCTGAATAATCTTATCTAATGCCCGTTCAGCGACTTCCTCTGGGGTAAAGCCACCGTGGTCTTTTGTAAATACTTGGATACCGCTAGACTCGCCTAGCCCTTGTACGCTAATCATCTTACTGGATACCTCACTTGTCCACTTCTGTAGGCGTCTTGACGCTCTTTTGCATCGCCTAATTGTTTCAAATCTGCCATGGCTGCGTCATAACGACCTTTGTACATCGTCATGGTGTCAGCGTCTGTTTTCATAAAATTGGCTGCCTCTAGAAGGGCGCCATATAGAAGTACAGAATCAAAATTGTCGCCAAGCCAAGATGTATTGGCAGTAACAATAGATTGTGGGTAGTAAAAATAATGCAACTCCACAGCGTAATTGGCATCTGGGGTAGGTCCTAGAATAAAGGTGTTATTGTCAAAAACAGCGTAATACTCAGGCTTTGCATAAAACGCAGCATCCGTGTCTGGGTAGGATTCACGGATAAAGTTAACATCTTTGTTAAGTAGGTAGTGGTACTCATTTGCCGCATTAATCACCGCAAGGCTAAACGTAGCCAGCCAGTCAACAGGAGTTGCTAGGTACTTATTGGCAGTAGTCACATTCCCCGTAACATTCTTACGGAAAGCTGGCAGTTGAACGGTGTTATAGATCCGTTGCTCTGCAAGCTGGACAAAGCGGGCAATCTGCTCGGCAGACGTAAACGACCCGACTGTAGCTGGGAAATCGTTCTCAGCAAACCCTTTAATAGCAGAAGTTAACTGCGTATAGTTCATCCCATCTTCCCGCTAGACATTCTGCCTTTGGTTGCTGCACCAGCACCACGCATTTCAATCTTGCCGTACTTATTAACGCCTTTGCCGTTGTTTTTGCTAATACCATCAACGGAAATGTCCATAGTCGCTAGATCTCTAGCACCAGTCATACCCTTAGACGATAAACCTTTGGCAGAGATTGTTTTGCCCTTCATCGTATGGGGAGGAGCATAGACTTTAGCGTCTCCAACTTCCTTGCCCATTACTTTTTTAGAATAGTTAGCCATTATCGACCTCTTCCTGCGCTTTTACGCATCATGCCTTGGTTCTTAACCTTAGCTAGGTTACGACCCATTTTCTTCATATCCATCTGGCTTTTACCGCCCATCTTGGGTTTAGCTTTCATACCCAAAACTTTAGGACCGCTATCACCTAGATTTGTACCTTCGGTCTTGCCTTTTTTGGCAACTCCATCTGCGTCTTTCTTAAACATTTTCAACTCCTTATGTTGTTGTTACCGTTACACTTCCTACCAAACAGCTTGGGGCAAGATCATTAGGAGTCAATCCATCATCTCTAGCACCACCAACAGGGTTCCATCCCCACTGGAAAATCCTACTACCGCCTTCTGGATAACCAACACCTTGCAGTGTATTATCGTTACTTCCATTAAGTTGTAAACCGCTTGTTCCAGATACCTTATAGCTTACATCAGGGCGTGGTTCCCGTACAGCCTGTGGGTCATCAACTGGATACATACCTAACGACAACTGCGGTTGATCTGGATCCCAACAGCTAGGACAAACCTTAATGTTCTTTATCTGTTGCTTTACAACTAGCTTTCTAAGCTCCTTTAACTTATACCGCTGACCACATCGGTCACATTCGGCAATCGCAAATTTGCCACTACTAAATTTATTAGGCATAGAATGTCGTCCTAGGAACGAACCTAGAAGCGGCTTTCTCTCTGTCCTCCGTAGAAGCCAGGAGCCACTGCTCCTCGTATTCTTGCTTTAAAAATTGCACTCGTGCCTGTCCATCTGGTAGCTTTTGAGCCATATAGAAAGCCAATCCAGCCACCATACAAGGTAATAGGCGAAAGGGAATATCAGGCTCTACCGTTCCATTAGATCCAGCATCTTGAATCCTACGCAACCTCCAATACACAAAAGTGTAAGGACCGCCACCCGCATCGGGCGTGGGCCATACATTAATAGAAGGAAGGTTCTGTACTGTCAAAAGTGTAGTAGGACTGGCGGTATGACTAGCAGCAGTTGTGCCATTTTGCCCACGATAGCAGTTTGTTAGTACATTCCCAATGACATTTGCATAGCTGATTGTTTCGTTATCAATCTTCACAAATCCGCCAATAGGTAAAGTACTGGCATCACTTACAGTGATTGAGGTATCCGTTGCATTGATTGACTGTGCTAAATACACAGCGGTTGCATTAGACTGCCCTGATTGGCGATTAAACCAGACCTGAATAGGACGACCAGTCGTAAGCTTATTAGGTATCGTAGAGTAAGTGGACTCTGAAATACGAGTAATGTTAATGTCAATCTGGTTGCTGGTAACACCGTTATTCTGACGAACTACATGGTCTAGAAGGTCAATTGTATTGACTGGAATAGGATAAATCCCTTGCCCAGTAACCATTGCAACCTGTCCCTGCTCAATAGTCCACAGGTTAATACCACGGTTAGCCCACTCAACTGTCAATAAGTTTAAAGACCTACGGGCAGTCCGCATATCGTAACCCGTGCGAAGCTCAGCACCACAACGCTCAAACGCCTCTTCAATGAGGTTATTAAGGTCTAGATTAAAAGCGGTTGTTCCTGAAGTACTCATATTTTCCTATATGGTTTTACTTTTGCTTTTACTTTTTTTGGCTGTGGCACGAACTGTTTTCCCTGTGCTTTTCCTGCTCGTTTTGCCCGTGTTGTTGCTGCGTACTCTTGTGGGCTTAACGCTTCGATTGCTTTCTTTGGCAGGTATCTCTCGCCTGTCTCGGACGACTTCTTCCCTGACTTGGTTGTCCACTTTTGGTCTCCCCAAGCCTTTAAAGAACGCTGAGATTTTGCCAATCCACTCATTTATAGCCACCGCCAGCCGCCTTATATTTTTTAGCTACCAACTGCGCTTTTCTAGCTGACCATTGACCTGCGCCAGTACCATGTGTTGCAGCTGCTTTTACCTGAGAAACAATCCGCTTACGCAAGCTAGGCTTGGTGTAATTGCCCGCAGCATTGACCTTACCGCCTTCTTTGTACTGAGTAAAGTCAGTGTCATCCCTACGAGCCTTGCGCTTAGGTTTACCCATTTTAGTAGGCATTATGGCGCCCATGCCACGACTTGGTCTCATATCTTTGTCTTTCCACGAATAGCACAACCATCTGCTCTGGATGACGCTGATTTAACTTTGCCACCAGCTTTGTAATTCTTAGTAATGTCACGGTTTGACTTAGGCATTGCACCGCCACCGCCTGTAGTCAACCTTCCCATGTCTTGCAGTCTTTCAGCATAAGTGCGTGGGCTTTCAGCTTTAACTTTTGCCCTTTGCTCTTCTGCCATTCTATGTGCCTCAGCCTTAGCCCTTTCGTTCTCCTGCTTTACTTTTTCAGCTGCTTTATCGTATTCGCTAGGGCCAAACTTTTCCTTTTGAGGGTTATATTTCTCATTCCCGTCACCGCCAACTTTTTTAGAAGGATCAATAGGCTCTATTGGCATTACGCTCTAGTCTTTCCACGAATAGCACAGCCGTCTGCACGTTTAGACGCTGAGGAGATCTTGCCACCTTTAGCTTTTTTGACTGGTTCTGGCTTTTTCTTTTCTGGACCAAAGATCTTATCCCGTAACTTAACCATAGGATTAGCTTCGTTTTCCTCACGGGCGAGGCGGTCAACCATCTCTTGTGGCAGCTCGTCTTTAACAACAGTTCCTTTATTAAATCCTGGAACGCCACGTCCTTTAAGAACGTCAGCACGAGTTACTTTACCGTCATCGTTAAGATCTGGGAAATCAGCCATGTTAGCAAGCTCCACCGTATTTCATCTTAACCATTTTGCCTTTGGATTTGCCTTTAGTAGCACATCCATCAGCCTTGGATAGCTGGCCTACTTTGCCACCACTAGCCATGCCGTGCATACGCTTTTCGTGACCTTTAACGGCTTTGGTAGCTACTTTTTTCATAGATGCCATACCGCCATTGTTCATGCCAGCCTCTGCCATCTCATGTTTAATCATGGACTTTGGGGCGCCCTTTTTCTTCATAAAACCAATTTCTTTTTTAACCATCATCTTAGATTCTTTCATTTCATTTCCTTTCAAAGATCCGCCTTCTTTTTTTCCAACATACTTTTCTAAACTAACATTTGGTAACTGCATCATTCCATGATTAGAACGTGGTTTGTTAAATTTACCTTTAGCTGGGTTGGTAGAACCACCAACTCTAAACTTTTTACCTTTATCAGCTTCCATAAAATCTTCTCCAACAGATTTGGGAATACCAACCTTTTTGGCAAACTTTGGGTTATTAGCCACAGCTGCCATTAAGTTGTGCTGTTTTTTGCTAACGCTAGGCATTTATTTTCCCTTGAATAAGCTGGTCAATTTTGACTTCAAGTTTGTTAAAACGTTGGTCAATGTGAGCCATAATTTTGTCAATTTCTGCATTAGTAACGTTATCACGAGCTACCTCCTCACGGGTTTTATTTAATAGGATGTTAAGACGTGCCAGTTCACAAGACTTCTCTCTTGCCCAAAGACCAACAAGAACTCCTGCTAATGTTAGAACTGCGTTCCATAGATATAACATTTCTTGGCTCATGTTTAGCACTTCCATCTTGCTAAAGAAGCTGCTTTACGAGTAGGTCTGCCTTTTTCATCTTTCATTGGTCCAGGCATACCAGACATACGAGCGCAAAACGATTTCTTACGTGGTCCACCTTCAGGTTGTGGAGCCTTTAGATTTGAGCCAGTCGCTTTATTATATTTAGCACGACCTTTGGCGGTAAGCCCAGCGCCCTTAGATACAGGCAACTTTTCACCACGACCAATCGCAAGAGAGGGTCCTTTCTTTTTAGTAGCCATTATGCGACATCCTTTTTAGAATCTACTGGTCTAAGTAGTGGGTAGAGATACTCTTCCCCAAATGAACCTGCAAACTCTTCCATTCCTAAATGACCTAGCTTAATGGTGGGGTCAATCCATACTTCGTAGCCATGAGCTGTAGCACGGTCACAGAAAAGATAATCCTCGCCTACATAGCCTTCTGGGGTGGATTTAAAGTCAAAGAATGAATAGCAAAACTTGTCTGGATGCCCATCTACTACTCGGTCATCGTGGTATTTCCACTCAGGGTGGTTGTCTCTGAGGGTCTCAAATACGTCTTTACGAATCAACATAAAGGCTGTAGCAATGCGTTTAGCCTTAACTAGACCATACGAGTTCATATAGATCCCGCCATCAGCATCTTGCTCTAAAGTCGAGATGTAGACACTTCCCTTTTTACGAGCTACTGGAACGCCACCCACGATGCCCTTCTTGGGATCCATATTCCAAGCCATCAATCGGAAAATGTCTTGCGGATTAAAAGTAATATCCGAATCAATAAACATCAAGTCCGTGCAGTCTGAGGCTAAGAAGTCCTTAGCAATCAGGTTTCTGACACGAGAAACAACGGAGCATCCAGAGATATTGCAGATCTGAATATCAACCCCGTGTTTAGGTGCTTCTACGGCAAACTGAGCCATCGCAATAGCCAGCTTGACAGATACTTTAAAGTCGTAAGCAGGAAGACCAAGCATGACCTTCCTACCCGCTAAGTTAAATGAGCCTTGAGCTTGTACTGTTTCAGACATTTTTTATCCGTAAAAAACAGTAGCAGTCATGCCTGCTGGAGTAGTTGCATAAATACCATTATCACAACGAATGCCTTCGCCTGGAATTACGATATTTACTGCGGTAACAGCGGCTGGAGCCACAAAAGAAAATCTTGTAGTACCCGCAGATCCGTCTTTTAATACTATTGTGCCACCAGCTAAAGGCACTGAAATAACTAGTCCTTTAATACGAGCAGGTCCAGCAAACACAGCAGCATCGGTTTGAGCAGCCGCTATAGCGGTAGCTTTTACGTCATATTGCATCGCCATAATTAATCTCCAAAAAGTTAAAGAGGGCTAGGGAAATCCCTAGCCGACCAGATTAATTATTGAAGGTAGTCTGGAACTGACCGCCATCAGAGTTACGAACTGAATATTCAATTACCAAAGTACCAGCACCAGCACTTAATGTAGCTGGGGTATAGGTAAGAATTGCGTCCGTAGAACCAACGTTAGACCAAGTACTCATTTGACCAGCCGTACCGTTTAGGTTTAGAACGCCAGCAGTACCAGTCGTAATAGTTGCGGTAGCAGCGGCAGTACCATTAACCAAGACAGTTACGGTTCCAGACGAACCAGAAGTAAAGGTCGTAGTTTGTAGGATTTTGATTGCAGTAATCAATGCACCAGCAGGCAATACGGCTACTTGGGTAGCGGCAGTGGTATTAAACGCTACAGTAGCGTTCTGAGTCACATTGGTGCAACCTGTGTTGCGGATAGTACCAGCGACAGTGCCAGTGGTGTTTTTAACAGTCCCTAATAACCAAGGACCTAGGTGTGTAGCGAAACCCATGAGGTTCTCCTTATATGCACATAACCCCATATCATCGGTGCATCGTCCCCTAGGCGGGCTGATATGGACAAATTTGTCCTAGACTTAAAAGTATCTTACTACAAATAAAACAAAAAGGGGAGTTTTTGGCTCCCCTTTTTTAGCACATTAAGCGCCTTGTGAACCCCACATACCGAGGGGATCAGACCAGCCGAAGCTGTAACGCTCACGAGACTTGTAACGGACGTTACCAGTATCGAAGTCCCCATCCATTGAGTTGCTCAAAGGAGTACGAACAAAATGCTTCATACCGTTTGGAACGTCAGTGGTTAGGAAGTAAGCATTTGGATCGGTCAGGTAGTTATTAACTGTATAACCTTCTGGGATCGAACCATTGTTTACTAAAGCGTTGATGTCGTTGTCAGTTGTACCAACACGCAATTGAGTTTCGAGCAAACGAGTTGCAACGAACTGTAGTGCAGGTGGAACAATTAACTTACGTGGTTTAGCAGCGATCAAGAGCGAACGCTCGTCTGTCCACTGAGCGATTTGAATAACGGCAGCTTCCAAGGAAGTTTCGTTCAAATCAGCAGCTGTAGACTGAGTGTTGCTGTTAGTGCCACCAGAAACCAATGGGTGGTTTGTCGCAAACAAAGGTACACCGTCACCACCGTAATACTGGGCGGAGTTAGTGAAACCGTTGTTTAACACAGCAGCAGCTTTAACCTGTTTGGTATAAGCCATCGCACGAGCCAAAGCCTTGGTATAACGAGCGGATAAGCTGTCATACAAGTTGTCCTCGATTGCTTCTTCCGTTAGGGAGAAGCCGAGAGCAATGGTTTCGTGGTTGTAACGTGCTGTGAATGCCTCTTGTGCATTGTCATAAGCGATGGCAGAACCTTCGTTTTTGACTGGTGCAGCGGAGAAGCCAGACAGTTTTGTTTCTTCTTCAAACGAACGCTCAGAGGTCTCAGTTTCGTAGATCTCTTTGTGTTGTTCACCGTAAGTCGCATACTCAAGACCGAACAAAGCGTTCAAGCCAGGGAGCAACTCTTTAAGTAGTTGGGCACGAGAAATAGCCATTTAATTGCTCCTTAAGCAGCAGTTGCAACAGGGGTTGCACTGTAATAGGTATGAACGCCAAAGTTGAACTTGACGATTACCTCAGTGAAAGATCCAGACGCATTAACAGTCTCTGGCACACCCGCAATAATACGGAATGGAAGAGTGGTTGTTGTATCGCTGGTGCTGTTTAAAACACCCATATTTGAATCACCAGATGTTGTTGAACCAGCAGTAGTCAGAATTGATACGTTGTTGCCAACGTCAGTCTGAGTTAAACCACCAATGGTGGTGCTGTTCGACAATACAGCCACTTTGAAGAGGCCGTCTGGATCATCAGCTACAAAAGCCTGAATATCCGAAGCGGTAATAGCGCCTGGATAGTATTGCTGTTGTAACAACTGTTTGGTAGTTGGGTTTGTGAACTGACATCCCATGAAAATACCAACAGCATCGGTTGCAGTAGTTGTGGTAGAAACACGACTCAAAGTACCACCTGTGTTCAGACGTACAACGTCACCAAAGAAGATGGCGGTTGTAGAACCTGAAGCGATGGGAATTAAGCGAGTTGAACCAGCAAATACCTGACCACCGATCAAATTGATCGGTCTGAACCCATAGGGTCCGTCTACGGTAGGATAAGCCATTTATAACTCCTAAATTAAAAAATTAACCTTTTCCAAAACTCACCGTGGATTTTTTCTCATTAAAGAGAGGCATCCTTGGATCATTCTGGCGCATAAGATTATTGTCTACAGCATCCATCTGACTTTCAGCTTGAACTCGGTAATGTTGATTACGTTGTCCAACAAACTCATCTGGAGTTTTGCATAACAATAAACCGCCAATCTCAATGTTGTCCTTAAAACGACTATTGGGATCAACTAGCAGTTGGAACTTCGGTTGCTCCTCTATTCGTACAGGTTCCCATCCTTCTCTGAGTTTGGCAGAGAGATTGCGGGGGTCCGCAGTACCTAAAGTAGAAGTTCTGATCCAGCGGTAAGCAAATCCTGCCTGCTTGTCTGGTTCTGGCAACAATTCAGGCGGTTTCCACTGCTGGGGACGCATGTCTTGTTGACGGGTTTCTACTTCACGAGGTTTTCTGTTTTCAGCCATTTTGGGACTCCAGTTTAGTAAGTTCACGAGCATATTGCTCTGGTGTTAGATTAAATTTCTTAGCCAGTTGTACTTGCGTTGGCGTAAGTTTGACTCTTTTTGGAGAGGTAGACCTAGTCGCTGGCGCAACTACCGTGCTCGGTTTACTAGTTTTTACAGAGGTTTTGGCCTCCGTCTCCGAAGAGTATTTGGTCTCTTCTGCGACCCCAAATTTCTCTGGGAATCTTTGACGCATTTCTGTGTCAATGACCTTGAAATAGTGGTCAGATCCTATCGGAACTCCTTCTCTTTCCAAGCGTCTATGAACACCCATCGCTAGGTAGCTCATGTCTTCATCAACCCCGTACCACTGGTTTTTGTCCAGCCACGATTGGGTTTTTGAGTCCAATCGTTGAGGTTGTTGTTGTATTTGTACAGGAGTTTCTTCATTTTGTAAAGTGTCTTCTGCAAATTCTGGTTTGTACTGCTCCACCTGTTGGGATTCAAGCTGTACTTTGGTGAGCTTTTCCTGAGCTTCTACAAGACGATCTGAATCGCCAGAGTCATATGCGTTCTTGTATTCTGATTTAGCCTTTTCTAATTCATGGGCTATGTTTTCCTTGTACTTGGTGTGCAAGGTCTGCTCGCCAGCGCTTAATTTGGTTTTGAGTTTTTGATTTTCCGCAAGCAATTGCTGTGCTACACGGGCAGCCTCTTGAGCTTCTTTAGCTGAGTCTTCCCTTGCTCTGCGTTCATCGTTCCAAACCTTTTTTAGCTGTAAAAGTTTTTCCTTAGCCCTGCCAGTAAAGGCTTCTAGGTCATCGGTATCAAGCTCTTCAACGATATCCTTTGGCATTGGTGTTGCATTAACACGGTCTTCCTCTGGGGTATCGTCTTCGATGATTATTTCAAGCTGCTCTTCTTCTTCGGCTTCCTTTTTTTCATGGGGAAACTTAAATTCGTCCATTTCTAATTCAGGCATTATTTTCTCCTTAAGGTCTGGTTATGCCACGGGGATCTTCGACTATTCCTTCTACAGAATCGTCATTGATGATCCTAAATTCACGTCCGTGGATCTTTAATCGTGTGCCAGAGTTTGGTCTGGCTAGAATAAAGTCACCAACTTTGCACCAAGGCCCAGTAGGGAAGCGGCTTTCGTCCTTATAACAATCAGGACCCATTTTGACAACAAAAAACACCGTTGAAAGTACTTCCTCGTGACGCAGTGTGGTATCCGATTTGAGGATCCCGCTTTCGTAACTCTCTTCAATGTCTGGAATAGCGCACAAAATGCGATATCCAGAGGGTTCGGGTAGTTGTTTTGCTTTTTCCTCTGCTGTTTGAGGCAGAGTTGTTACTGCGGATACGTCATCGGGATTTGAGCCGATTAGTATTTCAGTCATTAGATTTCTCCATTCGTTGTTTGAGGTCTGTTATTGCTAAACATGCGGACTCAAGACCCCGTATTTGTCCACAAGCGTACTTATATTCCTCGTAATTGGCACAATTTCCCGCAGAAATAGCGTTTTGGAGCATATTTATGCGGTCACGGTACTCATTTAAGAGGTAATCCAAGTTTTTATCCACTATCTTTTTCCTGTTTGAGGTTTAGTTAGTTGTTGCATCTTGGAAAGTTCTTGCATTCTCTTGATTTCGACTTCCATAGCGTCTTTTTCTGTTTTTGCCAGAAGCTGAGCGCCAGCAATACGTTCTTGAGAGGCAATTCTTTCTCTTTCTACTTCCAAACGAGCAGCTGCTTCTGCTGCATCGGCTTGGTCTTTCAATGCTTTGCGTTGTTCCTCGGCCTGTTTGAGTTCAAGTTCCTTCGCTTGCATTTGAATTACTGGGTCTTGGGCTGCTTGTTGCGCTTGTTGGGCAGCGATTTCGGTCTGATTTCGCTGTAACAAGGCATCAGAAGCCTTGACCGCCATTTGTGAGATCTGAACTTCCAAATCTCTTGGGATTGCTTCGTCTTCTTCGCCTGTTGGCAGAGGCATTCCCATCATTTCTTGCATCTGTTTCTTATATTCAAAGGCTAAATGCTGTTGAATATGTGCCATGGCAGCTGAGGCAATTGCTTGTGCCTGTGGGTTTTGACCCATTAATGCTGCAATTTTGGGGTCTTTCATGGCATTCATGTGGATTGTGATGTGTGCCTGATGATCCTGATACATAAAAGCCTTCACAGGCTTCATGTTTAGGATGTTCATATTCTCCGTAATAGGGTCTTCTGGCATCTGGTCGTCTTCAATCTTGACCAGCTTCTTAGCGTTCTTAATACCTAAGACCTCTAACATTTGGCGGTGCAGCTGACCTAAGTCGTATAACTGAGGAGCCTGTTGCGCTAACTGGAGAACCGCTTGGTATTGAACAACCTTCTGGCTCATAGTCGCTGCATTAGGATCGGATACTGGGATTACATCGCAGTTATCGTAGTCTGACTGTTTAGCAAAACGATTGCCTACATCTGGCTGGTAGGTATATTCGTCAGGGGTGTAGTCACGGATGATGTCTTTTAATAGTTTAAGCTCCTGTTTCATTGAGTAATGAACACGGGCTTGGACTGCGGACATAACCTTGAGGGTTCTCTCCAGAATAGCCAGAGTTGTGCCAACTGGGGTATTAGCTGACATATCGGCAATCTTCATGTCGGAAGCCGAGGCAAAGCGTCTTCCCTCTTCTACGATATTACCCAGTAAGGTATATAAGACTTGGCTGGGCTCTTTGTATGGAAGCGGGAGAATATTATCTTTTAACGCACCAGAAGGAACGTCAACGTCCCTAAACTCTCCTGGGGAGATCGGGGTGTCGTCTCCTTTGACTCGCATGCCACGGGTCTTAAAGCCACCTGGCAAGTTCGAGAGTGTTCCAGCATCCACGAGCTGCCGAATAAGACTAGTACCAGACTTAGCAAAAGCACCGACAAGGTGAATAAGCCCAAAACAATAAAAGCCAAAGCCTGGAACATA